CTTATCTCCTTTCGTTTTAATGATAGGTCGATACATTACAGCCATTGCTTTATGAAACGTCTTCCAATCACCTATATTATTATCTAAGTCTATATACTCGTCTAGTGTTATATCCTCAAGATTAGGAATGAATCCAAACGTTTTACCACCCATCTCAAATCTATCTTGAAACTTTGGTAGTGTGCTAAAGATATCTACAAAGACTTCAGCTACTTCATCAATTGAATGCTTCTTAAGTAATCCTACATGATTCATTTTGATGCCACAAAAGATACTTATCATTTTTCTACCTATAAAATCTTCGTCTTCATTGCTTTCTTTAATAGCCATGAAAGATTGATATTTCTCTAAAGATATATCACTTAATTTAGTTGGTACTTGAATTTCTAGTTTCATTATTATTATAACAATTAGTTCTTATTTTTGTAATAGTCTAAGGCAATATTATACGCATGGTTTAATAGTTGCATATCGTGATGTAACCTCATCGGATTGTTTATAATTATTTTAACCTTGACTTGCTTTGAATCCCATAGAAACATCTCTACTCGTTCAATCATTTCATTCATGTGTATAAATTCCATAGTTAATATATTGCGTATGTACCCCTTGTTGGATTATCTAACTGATAACCTACTGCATATCGTATAGCATCCAAAGCGTGGTTATGTTTATCTATTGGTGTTTTAGATTTCTTTTCAAGCCAACAGTAATTATTCAACTCCTTAATCAAATCAACTGAATCTTCATCTACTATTAAATCGTAATCTTGTAGTATTGTTATTCCATGTGTTACACTTCCTTGACCTTTCACAGCTTCTAAAATGTTCAATCCTTTTGCTCTTAACTCATTTATCAATCTAGGCTCGGCACAATCGGCTACAATCAATTTATCTTCAGCATAGTGTTTATTAAGTTGGTATATTTCAGTAGTAGTTAACCCCGTTTGATACATCAGTAGTTTAAGGTAAATTCTTTTATTAACAGAATCTATTGAAGTTGCAACCAATGTAGATGGATCGTTTGAGAATCCAAAATCTTGACCGTATACAACTGTACCAGCATCTTGAAACTTACCTATTGACCAATTTGTAAATATAACCCCCTCAGCTTTATCTAACCAACCTCCTAGTATTTGATGCTGGTATCTTTCAGGTCTTCGTAGTTTAATCGTTTCAATCTGTTGTAAGAATGATTCACTTAGATTTTCAATGTTATCTAAATACGTTGTATGAATGTAGGTAGTATCTCCTTTTGTTATGTTACTTCCTGCAGAAACGCCTTTGCTTTCAAAGAATCTTTGATATATCCAGGATTCTTTTGTTGCAGGATTTAAAGCCAATACAACTCTATTCTGCTTAACCTTTGAACGGATTGAAAAATCTATCTTGTCGAAAATATCCTCATCCGTCAACTCCTCTGCTTCATCTAAAACAAAACAAGTTATTCCTGCTAATGATTTCAAGTTAGCCGTTTGATTACCTGAACTCGTCTTAATACCTTTAAACAATATTTTAGAACCCGTTGTTTTATTTACAATCTCATCTTTAGTAATGTAGAAATCATTTGATAAATTAGCAGTTTCTATCTTGTCTAAAAATTCAGGTATAATTGAAACGTGAGCAGAAGTTAAGGTAAACCTTGTAAATAATATTATCTCATTTTGCTCGTATGTTAACATTAAAAGAAATGTATTTATACTAAAAGATTTACCTGAACCACGCCCTCCAGTTACTACATAGTAACGATTACTATTTGTAAATAAAGAACCGTATTTTTTCTTAAGAATGAATTTGCTCAAAGTTCCAATTTTTTAATTTTCTAAAACTTATTGTTTTTTTATTTAATCTATTTGTAATTAACTCCCTATCAACTTTAAAGTAATTTGAAGTATCTGATAGATTACCTATAAACGTTTCATTTGTTAAAACATTAGTGCTTATTATTTTTATAGATTTATGGTTATCAAATCCAATCATTTTATTTTTAGGCTTGATCCCTTTTAGCTTCATTGTTTCGCTTGTTTTAATTCTTACAGAAGCAGGTATAACTTTGCCTAGATTACCTAATCTTATCTTTTCAATAGTTTCTTTAGTATATACTTTAACACTATCTGAAGTATCAGTAAGTAAACAATTTAATCCTATCTCTAATACATTATAAAAGTCTTGCCAATATCTTTCACGCTCATTCAATAAATTAATATCACATGATTCTATTATTTCAAATAAATGATTATCTATACCATGTTTTTTAAAAGAATAATGCAAACGTTTTTGTCCTCTAGTTTGACTCAAACTTTTATATTGCTTAAATCTTTTATCAATATCAATAGACTGACCTATGTAAACCTTATTGCTTGGAGATGTTATCTTATAAATTCCTACCATAACATAAAGATACAACTTAATCTTTGAATTTTATAATATCTTTAATATTGAAATCGTTTACATTCAATGTAGTTTCAACTGTATCTTTCGCTTTACCGAATAAATGTTCAGCCACAAAGATTTGCCCTCTTTGACTATCTAATAAATCAACTATAAAATTGACTTTGTTGTCTTCATCCGTATCTTGCTTGTAAAGAACTTTAAGTGCTTTGTTGAACAGTTCATTCACTTTTAGTTCATCCACCTTTGTAGGTCTTCCTCCGTTAGTCTTATGCCCCCCGTTGTTCTTTCTTTTATCTTCCATAATTAATAAAAGTATTATTTAATTAATTCTCACAATATGCCATTTGTTTAAACACTTCCTTTGTTACTTCATTTAATTCTATTTCTTGAATGCTATAATCAAAGAATACTATATATGAATAACCACTAATTTGCAAATTTGTTTTTAGACGTTTCCATTCCTTTAGATGGATTCTATCATTTACAACTGCGATGTAGTATTTCATATCTTGTGGCTTATACATTTTGTGTAACACATTTTGTGTTAATGACAAATGAATTTATAACGTTGTGTACTGTTTGAATTATATATCCATGTTCCGTTATCTTTTGCGCACAAATCAGGAATATTATCTGTTTGGTAATCAAATACGAATTGTAACTGCCATGATGGATATGTTCCTACTAATTCAGTCTTTTCATGATATTCAACACAATCACAAGTAGTCGGTGATGTTACTTCTTTCTTACAACTAATCAATACAATTGACAAGATTGCTATGTTAAATAGTTTCTTCATACGTTGCATGTACTTTTTTAAGTGAATTCATTATATCTCTCCAACAACTAGCACAATTAGAAGGCTCGTTCTTTGCTTTGAATACTCTATTGTAGATTGATAACATTTTAGTTTGTTCTCCGTGTTTTAGATCGTCACGTTTAGAAACTATGTAAGCATCCAAATACTGATATTCGTCTTCTGTTAAGCACAAAGGGTTGTTATATGGAAACAATTTGTTCAATGTTGCCTTTCTTTTATCGCATCCGCAATCTTCTCCTGCAATAAAGTGTACAAGTTTAGCTATTCCTGTTGCTTCAAATATCTTTTCTACTGTATCTCCTAATCCTTGTGATTCATTCGCTCTAGCTTCAGCCATTTGTTCTGGAGTTCTTCTAGTTCTTTTTACTTGCTTTGCCATTTGTCTCTAATAAATATTGAATACTCATCATTAATGCAGTTAAAAAATGATAATCTGCTAAGTTTGGTGTTTCGGATTTTCCGATTTCATCCATCTTTAAAGCAATGTTTGCTGCTTCTTGTTCTAAAAATTTAATTACTGTTTTATTCATAGTTGTTTATATTAATTCATAATCGTTATTCTTAAAATCTTCATAATCTTCTGATACGTTATCTTTGATTCGTTCCTTACAATGCTTTAACGTGTGAAATATTGAAGTAGTTGAAATGTGTGAACGTTCTGCAATATCTCGTATTGAATCTCCTGACTTTGCGTATAATTTAAATAGCATCTTATCAAACCATTCCCAGCTATCCATCTCTTTGTCAATCTTACTTAACATTCTTGAATAAGCTATTGTTTCTTCTAACTCACAAATGTATTCTACTTCAAATCCGTTACCAATTCTAACCTTTGCTATCTTGTTTCGTTCTTTTATTGCTGAAATGAAAATAGATCTTAATGTAAACCAAACATAAGACTTGTTTACCTGACCGTTTTTAACTATCTTTTCTTCTGTAGTATATTTGAGTAGTTTGATGTACATCTCTTGAACTATATCTTCACAGTATTCATGTTCTCCCCATCCTTTTACAATAGAAACCCATTCTTTATGATGTTTAGCAATATGTTTCAACCAATCAGCATTCATAATATAGATGTTTTTTTTGTCAAATATAACATTATTTTTCAATCAATGCCTTTATATAACAAATTAATTATAAATATGTAAATTAAAGTTTTCATTCTTTCGTGTTTTTAAAGGTTTTGTTGTAGTATGTTTTGTAAACATCTTCATAACTCATATTAGCAATATCTTCGTCCAAATGAGATGCAGCCATAAACATTACTGTTTGTTTAATTAGTTCAATAGACTGTTGCTTCTCCATTTCTAAAAGAGTGTCTTCAATCCAATGTACAAGCCCTTGTGTATCTATTTGATTACCTTCTGAAATTAACTTTTTACAATGTTCTAATATTTCTGTTACTGCTGTCATACTACCACTTTTTCTTAGTTAATAATTTACTGTAATTCTTAGGAGATTTATTAATCTCTTTAACCTTAATTACTTTTACTTTATCTTTTGACTCATAACTTTCCTTTAAGCTTGTAATTATTTCAGCTCTTATTTTAGCTTTTTCTTTTTCTGTCATAATTCAAATTCATTTAAGTATAAATCAATCACTCTTTTTGTCTTCTCTAAGTCTTCTCGAAATTGTCCTTTCTTTCTACATCTTACAATCCGTTTAATCAAATCAAATTCATACGCATTTAGTTCGTGTTGTTTAGCGAATAAATAAAGACTTCCGTTCGTGTTATCATAGTGCTGGTCTTTTGATTCGGTGTCCATTACTTCAAAAAACTTAAATAATTCTTTTAAAGTATATGTGTAACTTCCTTCACCACATTTAACCATTACTTGAAATTTATCTACATAAGATATTTTGTATAACTCATCTATCTCAAAAGCCATACAAGAACTCCAAAAATCATTTTTTCCACCTTTATACTTTACTTTATCTCCTACTTTCATAACCTTGTATATTTATCTATTATTGCGCTCATTATTATCAAAACTAGTGCTATTGCGCATATTATTATTTCTCTGCTCATTGTTTTAGTTTTAGTTTGTAAGTCAAAAGTAACTCTTTTAATTCAATCTTCGTGAATTTCTTTACTTCGTATGCTTTTTCACGCAAAATAATGAATTCGTCTTTTCCTATTTTCTTCTCTAGATTCACACCGTACAAAATTAAGTTTCCGTGTAGAAATGTATTACAATATTCACATTGAAGATGTACATTATTCTCATCGAATCTAACATTTGCGTGACCTCCTGACGAAAAGTAGTGACCAGCGTTCTCTTTCTTGCACGGCTTGTCGCACGAAATACAATTGTTTCCTGCGTCACGTTGTCTAATCCAAGCGTTAAATACATCTTGAGTTCTTTTTTTACATTCCTGTAACGTTAACATATCTTCTTTCTGCTTAATCTTCTTTTCTTTCTTTATACTGGCTAGATTCTTTAATGCTTGAGCAGTCTTTAAACACACTTCACATCTGTTAGCCTTAATAGTTGAATTAAACTTTTGTTTAGGCTCAAATGATTCTTTGCAATCCTTACAATATTTCATCTTCTTGTTGTTTAATTAGTTCTTTTTTCAAATATAGTATTTCCAAACGTAAACTGTTATTTGTTCGTGTTAATGCAGTATTATCTTCTTCAAGCATTCTAAAGACTTCTAAGCTATAGTTTAAATCATTTGCTTCACGTAGTATTACTTTTTGTTTTTCTTCGCTTACACGTTCTAATGCGCTTCTAAAAAGCAATCTATTAATACTTATCTTTATGTTTAGTCTTGCAGTTGCTATATCTGTATCTTTCATTTATTCGTGTTTTTAAAATGGTAATCCATCGTCAAAGTTATTATTTTGTTCTAATGGTTTGTAAAAATTCTGTACTTCTCCTGGTAATGGATTATATTTTTTAATCTCACCTCGTTTGGCAGCATAAATTTTATTATGTGTATTCGGAGCAGCAACATCAATATCGTAATACGTCAAAGTGTTTAAATCAAAATGAATATCAATCTTTCCAACACTACCAACTGAACGTGGTTTTATCTTATTAAAATGTATTTCAGCTTGATTATGTTCAATGTCTGCTCGGTGTACAGTAATCATACATTTACCACTATTGAACCACTCACTACCGCCTTTCAAATCATATGGACTTGGTGGATTTCTAACTCCATTTATTTTTTCAGTTAGTTTAGGATGGATAATTGTATGCAAATGTAAGTTATGTTGTTCTGCAATATGATTTCTATACGGTAAAACTACTTCTAAATAAGTCGCATAACCTCCATACTTCTCATAATCGTGACTCATATCTTTCCAACTATCAATACTTGCCGTATGTAGTTCTTCTTTTTGTTTAATTGCTGCTGCTATATCCCAAAACTGCATCGGAGTTAATTTTGCTTTTACATCTGTTTTAGTTAATACTTTGAAATGGTCTGTTACCCATTTGATATTATCTTCTATTTCAGAATCTGTAATTGAATTTACTTTTTTTGGATCAAAACTCTTGCTCGTTTTTTTATGAATAAAATCTGCAATTATTTCTACATTGTTACCAACGTCAGGAAAGTATATTAAATGCTTCCATCCGTAGAATAAAGAAGTATTCATAAGTAACTCCATTAACACTTGAGTTTTACCACTCATTGGAAACCCAGTCCAATCTGTACAATTACCTAACTGCATTGAATAGTGTTTATCTATCTTATCGAAGCCTAAATAAACTCCTTTGTCGTGATAGTTATCTCTATAGTCTTTTAGTTGTTTAAGAACATCGCTAGGCTCTGTTATTTTAAATCCTTCCATTATTGCCAAGCTGCTTTAAATTTAATATCTAATTCTGTTTCTGATGCGTTTAAATATTTTGCAAATACATCATTTCTTAAAAAGTGAGAAGGTATACACATATTGTTTTCATTTACCCAAGTAGACTTACACATCTCTTTAAAAGCATTATCGAAATCTTCAGCAGTATAATTTAATTTTTTAAGTGCTAGCAAGTTGTTTATGTCAGTAGGAGTTAAAGTCTTGAATTTACCAACCACATTTTTATATTTCAACTTTGTATTATTAAACCACAAAATAAATTTATCTATATCTTTTTTAGAAAGTTTTTCTTTTACGTCTTGTACTTTCTCTTTCTCTTTCTCTTCTACTTGTACGGTAGGGGGTAGTTGACCCCCATCGGTAGGGGGTACGTTAGGGGCTAGGCTAGGGTCTAAATCTAAAACTTCTCCAGTCTTATCTTGATATCCTTTTACTTGAGAATCAATACTATTAGTCTGACTTATGTATGCAAATTTTGCCATACCTTTCAAGGTTGTTGGTTTAATTCCTAAAAACTGTCTATCTAATAAAGCATCTATAAAAGAAATTTTGTCTTCAATCGTTTCAAGTTCGTTGTAAACATCGTAATAACTCCTAAAGAAGTTAAATCCTTTTCGTTTAGTTAGCTTCATAATAAATCGATTGTAGCTATTTGTTTACGTAACTCCTTTGACAACTTAATAGCTGTTTCTTTATCCAAAGATATAAATGAAAGCGGAAAATCTCTGCCCTCATCAATTTTGATTGTAATTTCATTATATGAATTGTGAAAACATTCAATTGAAATTTCTTGTGTTCCTGATTGTTTAGTTCCGTAGAACAATAATTTTACATTTGCCATAATATAATAAACGTTTTAGGATTACGAGTAACCATTAAATAAAAAAGCTCCTATCGTCAAGGTGTGCAGACCTATCAGATAAGAGCTTAAACTAAATCTTTTTAATCCCCTGCACGAGAACGTATGCAAATATAACGTAATTATTCCGTATTAGTTGCGTTATTAATTGTTAAATTTTTGCTAATTATTCCTCTTCTGCTATCGCATTCATCTTCCCATTCATCTAGTAGCCATACATCGTATATTAAACTAGGTGAAATATCAGCTTTTAATATAGCATCTTCTTTTGAATTAGCTTTGCCAACCCAGTATGCAGGTTGATTGTTTCGTGTGTAAAATACTTTATAGTACATTTCGTTTAAATTTAGGTGAG